GGGGGCGCAATCGATCAGGACGTCGTTGAAGCGCACGTCACCGTCCTCGGTGATGCTCTCTCCGAGCCAGTCTCCGAGGTCGGTGACGTCCGCCAGCGCCGTGGTGGGCATTGCGGTCAGGCGAGTCCGAAAGCGGTGGCGCGCTGGGCGTCCATCACGGCGGCACCGAAGAAAGCGTCGACAACGGCGCGGTCCTCGGCTTGGTCGGGGTCGTAGTCGCAGATCAGACGCAGGGCGAAACCGTCCTCGGCGTGGTTCGCGCCGTAGGAGGCGCCGAGCGGCACGGTCGCGGCGCGCAGAGCCATCGTGAACGCGTCACGCTGGTAGGCGATGCCGAACTTCTCCGGGAGGCGCGGGTCTTCGATGATGGTGAAGCCCTTCAGGCGGCTGATGATGGCCTCGTGGAGGCTGTCGCCGTCGTCGGCTTGGTAGGCGGCGTTCGCCAGGTCGCGGTTCTTCTGGATGACCTCGGCGACACCGGGGCCAACGGCGATCGTGCGGTCCGAGGTGGGGACCTCACGGCTGTTGAGAACCCGGGCGAGACGGGCCACGACTTCGAGGACGTTCGAGGAGTCGCTCTTCAGCTTCAGGGCCTTGGCGTCGGTGTAGTCAACGGCAGCGGCGGAAGCGTCCACGGCCTGCGAAGCCTTGATGGTGGTCATGATCGCGGCGAGCTTCTGCGGGAGTTCGTCAACGACAGCCTCGGCGGTGGGCTTGGCGACCTCGTCCTCGAAGGACTGCAGGGTCCACGTGTACCAATCGGAGGGCAGGCGGACCGCGGAGTAGATCTGGTCGGCGAGCTCGACGGGCACGTACTGGCGGGTCAGGTCCGTGTAGTTGATGGCGTTGCGGGCGGCACGCTGAGCCTTGGTGCGGGTCGCGGCGGTCGCCTTGACGGGCATCGGCACGTTGACGGTGCTGCCGTAGCCGGCCTCGTAACCGGACTCGGCGTCACGGTTGATAGTGCGGGGCAGGGCGGACAGGTAGCGGAGAGCAGCGACGGAGCTCTTGGTGACCTTCATCGCCGGGGTTGCAAAGTTAGCCATGGGGCTTCCTTCCTATCAGCGGCGACCGAAGATCCGGTTGCCAATGGTGGTGATGTTCTCGTCGTTGTCGTCGTCTCCGACCGGAGCGAACGGGGTCGTCTGCGGCTGGGGGGCGATGATTGCGGCGAGCTTCTGGGCATCCTCGGGGGTGTTGAGGGTGACGTAGTCGGCGAGCTCGGGGGCGAGGCCGGCGGACTTGAGGGACTCCTGGGTGGCGAGCTTCGCCTTCAGGTTGTCGAGCTCGGCGCGGGCCGCTTCGGCGAGGGCCTTGTAGTCAACGGCCGGCTGCTCCGGGGCGGCCTCCTCGGCGGGGGCCTGCGGGGCGGGCTCAGCGTCGCCCGTGTCGGCCGGGGCGGCCTCGGGGGTGTCTGCGGGCTTCGCGGAAGCGTCACCTTCGGGAGTGTCCTCAGCATCCTGCGCGGCCTTGTCGGCGGCAGGCTGCTCCGGGGTGGCCTCCTCGGGCTTGCTAGCGGGCTCCTCGACGCCCGTCACCGACTCCGGGTCGGCCTTGGCGTCGCTGTCGGTGGACGCCGCAGACGCGGAGGCGTCCGGGCGGGGCTTCGAATCAGCCATTAGCTCCTCCTTTTGGTGTGCTGCGTGCAGTATATATCAACGGACCTTCCATCCGTCGGAGAACAGCTCAGGGGCGACGCGCCGCATTTCCATGGTGATGTTGTGTCGGCCGGGCCGGCCAGACAGGGCTTCGCCGGACGCGTGGATGTTCGCGGCGGCTTCCTGGTAGGCGGCATTGACGCGCAGCTCCCTGGACGTGGCAGAGTGTTTCAGCCATTCGTTGGGGGTTTCCTTGCAGATCTCCCAGGTGCAGTCGCAGCAGCGGTGCGCTCGGAACGTGACGGTGTCTTCGGTGTAGACGGGGCCGCGGGCTGCGAGCATGGAGCAGAACGCGCATGTTTTGCCGACGGTGACGCGCCTGCACTTCAGTCGGGTGCGCCTCGCGGACTGGATGACGTAGTCGCGGGCCGTGGACTCGACGCGGGTGCGGCCCCATTGGGCGGCCCAGTCCCGCATCTCAGCGACAGCTTGCTCCCCGCTGATGCCGCGGCGGATGAGAGTTTTCGCGCGGACAGGGCCGGAGTAGAACGCGGTACGGACAGCGTCCTGTCTGGCGATGGGGCGGACGGCGGGGAGGGACGGTAGGTCGATCTCTTCGGCGTGGGCGTACCGGGTGAGGTACTGGGCCGTGAGGGCCCGGCCTTGCCGGGTGCCGGCCTGGATGGCGTCGGCGGCTTTCTTCACCGCGTGCTGGTGGGCCCCGCCGATGTCATCCGGGTCGATGTCGTCCATGGCGTCCGCTACTGCGAGCCCGGTGGCGGCGGCCATCGCGGAAATGTGCCGCTGGTACCCGGCGGTGAGAGCCGCCCCGACGGCGGTGAGAGCCACCGTTCAGGACTCCTCGACGGGCGGCGGGGTGCCTTCACCGTCGGCGGTGAGGGCGCGGGCGTACGCCTCGAGCTCGGACGGGTGCGCGTCCGCGTACTCCTGCCATTCCTGCGCTTCGGCGGGCGACACGCCGGGGATCCGCTGCCACAGCAGCTGGGCGGGTACGCCCAGCGACTGGGACAGTTTGCCGAGCGCGTCAGCGGCCTGCGACAGGGATCGGGCTTCCGTGTCGCGCCAGTCGACGCGGAGAGTGTAGTCGTTCGCGTCGGTGACGCGGCGTTCGATTTGGGCGGAAGCGCGGAGTGCGTTCAGGAGCGGCCGGCCGAGTGCCCGCTGGATTGAGGTGATGTGCGCCCGCTCGGCTGACTTCGCTTCAGCGAGGGCGTCCGCGGACAGGTTGACGAGCTGCGACCCGGACAGGGACCAGGACGGGACGGAGGCGAGCGCGGCGAGGGTCCCGAGGTCGGCGCGTTCCGCGTCGAGGACGGATTGCATGCTGGTTTCCGGCAGTGACCCGAACTGGACGCCGTCCCCGCCGGTCAGGATCGACGAGGTCGACAGGTGCGCTTTCATCCGCTCGGCGTCTTCGAGGCTGCCAGGGTCATCCAGGCCGGTGACAGTCTTCACTCGCCACGAGTTGGAGTGTTGGATGAGAAGCCGGTCATGGACCGTTTTGATGTACCGGCGGGCAGGGATGCGCAGCCGGTCCACAAGGGACTCCGCGTCGCCGTCGATGGACAGATAGGGGGCGAAACGGCAGACGGGAGCGTAGCCGAGGCCGTGGTGGACGACCTCGTAGGGGTTGCTCGCACGGTCGATGCGGATCAGGTCCTGGTCTGTGACGTACAGGGTCGGCCGGCCGCCCTTGGTGAGGAACACGGCGCAGGCAGGCCAATCCGCGGTGGGGTCATCACCCCAGTCGACGCCGACACGGGCGACTGAGGCGGCCTCCAGCTTCGCGGTCGGGCCGTTCGGTGCGACCAGCAGGAACGCTTCCCCGTCGGTCAGGGCGGCTTTCCAGAGGGCGGTCTGACGCGTCGGCATGCCGGCACGTTCCCACGGCGCCCACAGCGCAGCAAGATCACCCTGCTGGTCAGCGGTGCGGGTGACGCCGTCCGCGATGATCTGACGGCCGAGCGTGTCCACGAGAAGAGCGAGGGTGGGGCCGAGCGCGAGCGCGCGGAGGCGTCTCTGGTCGGCGCTCTTGCCGCCGCCATCCACGGTCGCGAGCGGCGCGCCGATGCCGGGCGTGGTCGACCCGGGGACGAGGTCCTCTTGTCGCTGCTGAGCTTCCCACCGCTTCTCGGCGGTGTCCTCGGCGAGCTTCTCCCAGGGGCGGTCACTCATGGGCGGTCACCATACCTTTCCGCGCCCTCTGCGGCGACTATTTCTGTACTCCTCCCGCATTATACGGGCACCGACCATGGCGACGGCCAGGTCGATCTTCTTCCTGGACTCGCGGTGGTTCTTGGCGATGGACGGCCCCCACTTGGAGGGGACGCGGCGGGCGTGGAGCACGTGGGCGCGGAGTCGGGCGTCACCGTCGTGGAGGAGGCCGCCGGCTTCGATGTCCGCGTAGACGCGGTTGACCCCACGGACGAACCGCGCCGTGTGGGACGGGTCCGACATGTCCCACCTGGTGGCGTGCTGCCTGGAGGCGGGCATGCGGAGTTTCCGCCGGTAGTCGCGGTGCCAGCCGTCGATGATGCCGTCCCAGAAAGCCACCATTGTTTCGTCGTCCTTGGCGTGTGACGGGTCGCACCAGAGGGCGACGGCGTTGTGGTGGTCGAGGACGTCGCGGACGCGTTGGTCGATCTCTTCGCGGGGCGCGACCCAGCCGTGGGCGCGGGCGTCAGGCGGGCGCTGCCACACGCCGAGCGGGAACACGGCGCCGTCGGAGATGCGGCAGCCCACGAAAGCGGTCGCGTCGTCCGACTTGCCGCCATCGAAGAACAAAACGAGCTCGTCGTCGGGGTCGAGGGCGGGCAGGTCCTTGGCGCAGCAGGCATCCCATTCTTCCCTGGTCACCCACGCGTCCTCGGCGGCGGTGACCTGGTTGTACCACTTCCGCCTGGACTCGGACGGCGGCGTCTCCGGGTCGAGGACGTCCTGGACGATACGGTCCGGCGACAGCCATGTCGCGTCGCCGCGGACGCCTTTCACGACCTCGGGGGCGTCGTCCGCTGTGAGTGGCGCCTGCGGCGGGGCCTCGAGCGTGTCGTACATGAGTCCGTAGGAGCGGATCTTCCCTGCCTGGGACTGCTCCCACGCTTCCCGTGTGGCAAGGCCGACGGATTCCACTCCGACGCGGGCCGCGTTGCAGATGTGAAGTACGCGGGCCTGCCTGTCGGGCGGCGACTTCGCAGCGTCGCCTCGGACAACGCCCATCATCGCGACGCCGGCGTTGGATTGCGTCCAGTTCTGCGTCTCGTTGCAGATCGTCAGTGTGGCGCGGGACCCTTCGGCGGCGTCGGGGTTCGACGTGATCGCGGTGATGAACCCTGGGGAGCCGTCCGTGGGGCGCACGTACGTGGAAATGACGCGGATGCCGAGCTCGGACTGCACTTGGGCGGGTGCGATCGCCCGGATTGCACCCATCGTGTTCTCGGTCTGCTGCTGCGACACAGCGAGCAGGCGGATCCATGGTGTCTGCTCGCGGCGTCCGCGCACCCCACGGGGCGTGGATTCAGGCAAGGAGGGGCCGAGGAGGGCGTTCAGGGCGATCACGCCGGCCAGTGGGTCCTTGCCCCAGCCTTTGCACCGCTGCAGGACGACCGTGGGCGCCAGGAACATGCCGTCGTCGTCCACTGCGTAATACCAGAGGATGAACCGGGCCTGCTCCGGCGTGAACGTCCACGCGCCGCCGCCTGGGCCGACCAGTGAGGAGGACGCCCACGCGAGCACGTCCCATCCGACGGTGTTGTCAGGCAGCAGCCACCGGCCGTCCTCGATCGTCCAGACCGGGCCGTGCGCGACCGGCGGCCACGCGCAGTCCGGCAGCGCGGCCGGCCCGGCCAGACGCTCCTTGTACCAAGCTTTGATTGCCGGCCAGTCGGTCTCATCCCATTCGCTGACCTCGGCCGGGCCGCTGTTACGCCGACGTGCCATGCGTCAGCCCCCAGCGGCCCGCGGCTGCGGTCGCAGCGTGCTCCGACCGTGCCAGACGGGCCTCGTCGGTGTCGTCCTGCAGGCGCAGGGCCTTCGCAAGGGACGCCATCACCGCCCGGTGCTGCCGGATCTCTGCGAGCAGGGGGTTGGGGCGCATCTGACCGGTCGACCCGACCGTCAGCAGGTCCCCGCCGTCCAATTCTTTCGCCATCCGGGAGATCAGCTCGGCCTCGTGGCACATGTCATCCAGGATCCGCGCCTCAACCGGCGACAGGTCCCACTCCTCCAGCACTTCCTTGCGCAGGCGCCTAGCAGATGTCAGACGTGCCACGAGAAAACTCCTAACAGTTGCGGTCAGGGCATAAGGATACCCCGCCAGCCGGCCGAACTGGCGGGGTATCCGTGAGGGCCGGTCAGGCCTTGTGCTTCCCATCGCTGGCGCCGCGCAGGGTGACGCCGCCGGGAGTAACAATGCCCGCCCAGTCGAGGATCGAGATGCCGTTGATCTTCACGCTCTTCAGGATGTTGAACGCCCCGAGGACGAGACCGGCAACAGCCAGCAGCTGAGACACGGCAGCCTCAGCGGTCGCCGGGTAGGCGCCCACGAACCACGTGCCAGCAGCGATCAGAGCAACAGCAGCCAGGGTCAGGGTGCGGCGCTTGCCCGCAGTCCAGTACGGCTTGTCCAGGGCCGCCTGAATGAAAGGCCACGCCACGGCGGCCACGGCGGTCAGAGTCGCGCTCTGCTCAGCAGTCAGGTTCATCTTTCTCCTCTGTTGTTTCTTGACGGCCTTCTAGCCGCCCGACCCAGTACGCGCCCAGGATCGCCGCAGCGGCGAACCAGTGGGCGGCGCACGGGACGATATGGGGGGTCACTTCGCAGCGTCGGGCCGCTCAACGTCGGCGGGCTTCACAGCGGTGCGGATGTCGTTGACAGCACCGTAGATCGCGCCCGCGGACTTGACGCCCTCCTGGCCGGGGGTCAGCGCGTCGAGGACCTTGTCAACCGCGGCGTGGATCGCCTTGGTCTCCTCGTAGGTCGCCTTCGCGTACCAGTTCATGTCGCCGGCGAAGTGGTCGCCGGCCTGCCCGGACCTGAACAGGTCCCTGATCTCCCTGAGAAGGTCAACACCTTCAGCCATTTCCCATGCCTCCTGTCCTGCGCCGTCGGGGCGCCCGTAGTTGTACCACGACCTGCACCGGTCGCTGAAGGGTTCGCCGTACGCCTCGTAGGCGCCGTATGCGCTACCCGAATTGTAGCGGGACCCGACGCGTTTCAGGTCCTCGTAGGAGTCACCTTCCGCGTTGATGAGGTCCCGGATGATGCCGCAACCGATCTCGGCGGACTTCTCAGGGTCCCACCAAGCCCGGTCAGGGTCGTTGAAGAAGTACCCGGGGTATGTGACCTGCAACGGCCCGACCCCGTTAGACGTGGCGCCGGCGCTGATCTGCGCGTAGAAGTCCCGGAACTTCGCTTCGGTGACTTCGCCGCCGCCGCAGTAGGCGCCGCCGGCGTCATGGCCGAAGATGTTCGCCCCGTACTCGCCGGTCTCCATCCACAGGGCCGCGAGCGCCGCCCACCAGGGGCAGCCGACGTTGTCCGCAGCCCGCAGGACGGCCTGCTGCACGTAGGACAGCTCGTATCCATCGCGGCTGGCGCGGGACTGCTCCTGCGAGGGCGGGACGGGGGCCGCGGTACCACCGAGGTAGCGGAGGCAGTGCGTCCACCGGGCCGTCTGCGTGTACAGGTGGCCCTCGTAGGACACGCACCGGCACTCGGAGCCGGTCTGGTCGCCGATGTACCCGTCAATGGAGCCGTCTTCGGCGATCCACGCCTCTGAGAGGCCGTTCTTGGTGACCATGGCGACGTGGCCGGCGCCTCCGGAAGCCGCCTCGGAGAGGATCAAGTCGCCGAGCTGGAGTCCGCCGTCCGGGTAGAGGCTGCTGTCGTCCCAGTGGACGTCCTCGAAGCCTCTGGAGACGGCGTAGCCGCGGATGTTGCCGGTGTACGTGTCCCGGGGGAACATGACGCTGGAGTCCCAGGCCTCTCCGTCGGCGTGGAACGCGTAGTTCCAGGCGGCTGCGACACCGGCGGAGCAGTCCATGTTGGCGTCCGCGGTGAGCCAGCCGAGGTCGGTGGACCGTTCGTACGCCATCCACCGGTCGGGCTGCGAGTAGCCGACGCTGTAGTCACCTCCTTGAGGTTTCCCGGGGCCGCAGGTGGCCCAGTACTCCATCTGGGCTGCGGCGGTTGCGGGTGATGCTGACATCTGCCCTCCTGTCTGTCGCGCCCCGTCGGGTCGGGGCGGTTGGTTCCAGGGTAACGGCCCGGTCCTGTGACGGCGCCCACCTGAAATCCTGGCAGATCGGGCATCGCGTCGGGTGATTGCTACCTCCGGCGGTCCTTTCCGGGGGTGGGGGGGGAGGCGGTGCCAGGGGGTTTTTGGATT